CACAATATTAATATCATACAATTTAGCGTCATTAATAAATTTAGCAATAACATCCTGTGGGGTTTGTTGTTGATTAGCTTTATCTTTGGCGTGAATTAAATTTGCACAAATAAATTCTACTGGATAGTTAGCTTTAAGATAGGCTGTTTGATAAGCTAATAAGCCGTACCCTACTCCGTGCGCGGCACAAAAACCATAGCCTCCAGCGGCCTCTAGCCATTCCCAAACTTTTTCTGCTTTATCTTGGCCAATGGTTTTGGTGGCACCGACCACAAATCGCTCTTTCCATTTCTTTAATTCCTCAGGCTTTTTCTTGCCAACAGCCCTACGCACTACGTTACTTTCCACTAGTGTTAACCCAGCAATCTTATGACAGATTTCCATTAGTTGCTCTTGATACACACATACCCCGTGAGTTTTTTGTAAGATGGGTTTGAGAGTAGGATCTAAATAATATGGCTCTTTTTCTTTATGCTTAACTTTGATATATTCATCTGCTAAACCAAGATCTAATACTGACGGCCTAATTAGCGAAATCAAATCTGCAATTTCACTAATGTTTTGAGGTTTAACTTTCTTAGCCCAACTCTTACCTAAAGATGTCTCTAGCTGAAATACGCCTTCTGTACGCCCTTCGCTTAAAAATTGATATGTTTTCTTATCGTCTAATGGAAGAGTGTGCATATTAAGTTTTATGTGATGCCGTTTTTCGATTAATCCTAATGCTGTATTTACCACTGATAAAGTAGTAAGCCCTAGAATATCTAATTTAAGTAATCCTAATTTATCAACCGACTCCATGTCGTAACCTACGATAAGATCATCATCTCCCGCTGGCTTAATAAGCGGGATATCCGAATCCATAAACGATTTATCTAAGATAATAACAGCCGCAGCATGTTTTCCTACGCCCCTGATAGATCCTTCTAATTTTAGAGCTATATCAAATAATTTTTTATATGATGTTCTGCGTAAAATTTTACCATCCTTCAAAATATCAAATTCTTGATCATTATTAGCATACTCGGCTAGTTTAGGATTAAGACGGATTGCATCAGCCAATTCAATAGCCCCATGCTCTTCGCTTTTGGCAGGCACTAAATCCGTAATACAATTTGATGTATCAAAATCTATACCAGCTACCCGAAAGACATCCTTTAGAACAGCTCGTGCTGCTAACGTACTAAAGGTAACCAGTTGTGCCACTCTATCTTGACCATATTTATTTTTAATAAATTGAATAACTTCATCGCGGCGATCCTTAGCAAAATCCAAATCTATATCTGGGAGATCTTTGCGATCAACCGAATAAAATCTTTCAAAGATAAGATTATATTTAATAGGATCAACAGAGGTAATACCTAATAAAAACGCCAGAAGAGAGCCCCCAACACTACCTCGGGCATTATTAATTAATATATTTTGAGACTTAGCCCAACTAATAACATCCTCGACCAAGAGGAAATAGTCAGCAATACCAGCGCCCTCAATAATAGATAATTCTTTATTAAGTCTATCTTGATAAACTTTACTTACCCCTAATTCCTTAAGTCGCTTGGACGATTTAGAGCGTAAAATATCAATAGCCGATTGGTTGTCAATTAATGGAAATCTTGGTAGGCGAGGCTTGCCAAGTTCTAACTTAACATTACATCTAGCCGCAATTTCATTAGTTCTATCAACTTCTTCTTCAAGTAATGTCGAGTTATTATCCAGCCATTCAGACTTGGTTTTAAGATAAAATTCTGGAGCACCAAATCCATTGCCCGAAGAATCAATGGCGCTCTGGCCAAACGCGATAGCCTTTAAGATAGTATGACTTTCGGCGTCTTCTTTTAGGACATAGTGAGCATCCTGAGTAGCCACTGTTTTTAATCCTAGGTCTTCAGCTAATTTTCGGATACGCGGATTACATAGTTTCTGTTCTGGTAAAGTGGCATCTTGTACCTCTAAGAATAGATGATTAATGCCAAAAATTTCCTTAAGAGATTTAACGTGTTCATATGCCTTAGATATATTCGCCGGATCTTTTAAGAGTGATACTTCTTGCCCATCAGCATTAAGTTCTTTTTTAATATGATCAAACAAATGATAGGTGACGAAACCATGTAGGCATGCCGTCAAAACGATTATGCCTTCTTTATGTTGTCTTAAAATATCTAAATCTACCCTAGGTTTATAGTAATAATTTTGATTAGCTAATGTCGTAATTTTACAAATATTAGACCACCCAATATCGTTTTCAGCTAGTAAAACTAAATGATAAGAATGGCGTTGTTTTTCATCCCTAGCTTTTTGTAAATCTTCGACCAAATAAACTTCGCTGCCTAAAATAGGTTTAATATCTTGTTTCTGGCATTCCTGATAAAATTCAATAGCGCCAGAAATAGTCCCATGATCCGTTAAGGCCAAAGACTCCATCCCTAATTCTTTGGCTCGCTTAACTAACTGCGGGATATTAGAAAGTCCATCGAGAACTGAATAACGACTATGTGTGTGTAGTGATGTAACCATAATTTTTAATCTAATTTTAATTTAGTTTCCTTGTTTCCTTTGCCGTATCCTTTATGTCGTTCTTTACGTTTTTCATCACTAGGTAACGACTGTTTATTGAGGCGTTTTTTAATCATTTCATTTTTTCTTGCTTTATCTGCCAAGACCTCCTCGGTTTTGCGTTTATATTCCTCTGGATGTTTTGCCCACCAAGATTCCATACTCATATATTGACCCCTAACACCCTGTAGGGTTGGAGCCTTAGTGACAACTAAATATTGTTTAGTGGGTATTTGACACGCCTCACAATGATATTTAATATAACCCCATTTATCTTTTTCTTCTTGAAGAATTTTTTCTAATTCACTCCAAAGAAAAAATAAAGAGTGTATATTTTTACATTTTGTACATTCGAATTCGCGCAACATAATTATTTTTTATCCGGGTCATCATAAATTGATAAATTAAAGGCGCGACATAAAGCATTACTTGCTATGTCACATATATATTCTTCAATATTACTAAATGTAGTATTATCTGTTACAGATTTTTCTAGTTTTCGATTTGCAAAGAAAATATGGAATAATTCATGTAGTAAAATTGAATCATAATAATATTTTAATGCATCTTGAAATTTAGGATTATCATTAAATGTAATGTGCGCCGTCTTTTTTGTCTTAAGCGGCATAACATATGCTACAATATCAACACCTAAGTCATCATATGCCATAGAAATTTTCCATCGCTTCAGTCCTAGTACGGGACGCCAAAATTTTAATCTTTGTTTTAAAAAACTAATGGATGGTTGATTCATAATTTAAACATCAAATCCTTTTTGGTGTTCCGCCCAATGTTGAGAACATATATTCCAGTCACACATATATTTACAGACGAAATCTTCGGGTCCCTTCCTACGACTTAAATTCACTCTATTTTTAATTTGATGCCAAGAATCTTTAATTTCTTGTTTGATGTTCTTAATGTCATTTTTAGTAAAACAAATCGTGACGGGTGATTCAGATAAATATTCAAATGTTAGCATCTGATATGGGTATTGAGGAAATAATTCTGAGATAACATACGCGTATGTGCGAGCCTGTATGTCTTTCATTAGTTCTGTTGTTGATTTAGATTTACCAGTTTTATAATCTATAATATCAATTGTTTCAGCGTCATTTTCAACGATAAGATCTATAAATCCATTTAATTTGATATCATCGCCATATTTATCTTTATCCAAAGTTAAGTTAAATTCATGTTCAACCCCTAAAATTTTACCATTTGGATTGAGTTCTGATCTAATACCAGATTTAAAAATTGACTGATATCTATTAATAAGATCCTCAACCATATCTATGGCTTTAAGATAAAAATATTTGGGACACCCCTCAAACGAGTCCACTGGGGCAAATCGCATAATTTTACATGTTTTATATTTCTTATCATATACTGGACATTTTTTACATTGTTTATCAACATAAAATTTTTCCTTAACTTTTTTGCCCAAACCATCAGCATTCATATTATCAAATGGATATTGTTGGTTAAATAGTCCAATAATATATGACTTCCAATCACAATCTAATCCATGATATACAATATACTCTAATATCTCATGAACAATCTCGCCAAAGGCAAAATAGTAGCGACTCTGTGATAATTCATCGCGCTTATAAAGCTCATAAGTTAAATGATATTTAAAGTCACACCACTGAAAGGTTTGGGCCCTAGAGGCACTATACTTATTAATTTTCATTCTTCGCCCACCACTCGCCCCACTCGCGCAGGAAGTCGCTGCTCGACCAAGCCTTGGCTAAACCAACGCCGGTGACAACCTCGATGCCAAGTTCCTGGCAAATATCCCACTCGGCGATATTCGAGGCATCGGTACGGTCACCCCCCTTAGTGAAGACGTGTGGCCGAACAAAACGTAGGGCTTCGCGGACGGTTGAATCGCCAGGCTTTTCGAAAGGTATAACATAATCGACTCCACGTATACAGGCAACAATTTGGCAGCGCGTCTTGATATCCTGGAAGGCACGGCCCTTCTTATCGCGCAGGAAGCTGTCGCCGTTCACCAGTACCACCAGCGTGTCGCCAAGTTTGCTTGATTCCACAAGGCAACTAGCGTGTCCCGGATGGATCGGGTCATAGCCGCCGGATGTGCATACAATACGGCCGAGTTCATTGGCGCGCAACGCGCGCAAGCGGGCGAAGTTGGTGATCTCGACGATCTCGGCATAGGGGACGGCGGGCTTACTCATAGGGTCGTAAATATTTATTAATTTTCATCTAAAATTTTATGAAGTTGTGTCCATAGATGAGGAAAATCACTATTATTATCTATAATACCACTAAAATCTTGTCTAGGAATCAATGCTAACTCAGTTTCAGATTTATGATTATCTAGTTGTAATCCAGTATCACGTTCAATCAGAAATACTTTACCATATTGGTTAGCAATTGAAACTTCATTTTTAAATCTAGCATCACCAATTAGCACATAATCATATTTTTGTAAATCTGGATCATGAAATACTGAATCAATCCATATATGACCATACATCTGTTCTCTAAAAAGATTAGTACCAACAAATTGTAAAATTTCACGAATAGTCATAAATGGCTGACCAATATCATCTAAATCTGATGCACAATAAACACCATCACAAGTTAAATATGGGCGTCGAATTTTAGTTAACTTATTTTTTCCTTCTTCAGTTTCCATGTCTTCTAATGGAATATTAAATATTATAGAACATGCTTGTTTTAATTTATCAGCAAAGTTTATTCTTTTAACTGTTTTACCAATCTGTATTAATTGTTTAGCCAAATATAGGGTAGACTCAGTTTTACCCGTCTGTTTGCGTCCCGCAAATGTAATAAACATTATTTCATCCTTTGTGCTAATAATAAAGCCCCAGCCTTAGGATTAGTTACTATATTTTTTAATCCTACTAATCCTATTAACCAAGTGGATAAGCTTTTTAAGCCGTCTGGCGCAATTAGTACGAGTGGCATCCTGTTCGTCGTAGCGTCAATTACTTCGTGAATAGTACCTGTCGTCACCGTCTGACCCGGAAAATATACTAGACATCCATCCGATGTTCGCAACTCCCATAAATCTCTTTCGATAATTTCTTTACCTAATTCTTCTAATTCCGCCCATGCTTCTTCATTTTTTAATGACTGTGACACATTTTTTTCTTCCGGATTAGGGCATGGGTCATAACCCTCATAAGGTTCGCCTAAAACCGACATTGCTTCTTGTTTCCAGTTAGAGTTTTTGCTTTCAAATTCATAAGGACAAGATAGATATATCTTATATTTTCTCATACTAATAACCTCAGTTTCTCAATCGACTCCTCTTCGGGGTCCTTGGCCCCATATGTAAGTAGATTGATTTTAAAATATTTTTCGTACTTTTCTTGAATTTTTTTAGTAGCAGACTGACCTGCATTATCATTATCTAATAAGAGATTAATAGTTTTAACTCCAATTGAGTGTAATAGTGACTTCTTGCCTTTAGAAAAACTTAAGCCGCAAAGGGCAACGGCATTCTTAATATCCGCTTCATATAATCTCATAACATCCAGTGGTCCCTCAACAATAAATAAGGTTTTATCTAAACCTAGATAATTTTTTGCATTATGTATATTATATAATATATGAGACATTTTAATTTGGCTCTTTTCTAAAGATTGCCAGTTTTGTCGAAAATCTTTACAATGAATCCATTTAGGTTTTTGGTTTAGGCGTGTGGCCCGACAAGAGAAACCAATAAGGTTTGATTCAATATTATATATAGGTAAGACTACTCTATAACTACCAATAGTATAATCTTGATTATAATAACCAGCTTGAAAAAATTCTATAGTAGATTTAGAAAAGTTTCTATTTTGATTAAGATAATCAGGAAATTGAAGAGAAGTTAATATTTTAGATGAAATAATGGTTTCACTATGTTTAATTTTTGATGTATATAAAGATTTAAGGCTGGGTAATTTTTTGGCAACAACTATTTCCAGATCTTCTTTAAGATTTAATAACTGAAGTAATTTGCGTTTAGTCTCAATAAAACCACATTCAAATGTAGCTCTTATTAATCCATAAATATCCGCACCATATTTTTGGTCACAATTATGACTAAAACATTTCCATGTTGCAGACTCTATTAGCCAATTAAAAGCGGTAATATTATCATTGGGTGTTGTACCATTATGCGGCACTGGACAACAACCAACAATACGGGTATCGGTTACTCGATAGTCACAACTACTAATCTTTCTTAAGATCTTTTCGATATTTTGGTTTGCTATCTGTTTGATTGTTTTGCTGTCCATCTTTATTATCTTGTGGGATATTAATTATATTCGCTGAACCTAATCCGATTTCTTTAAAATGAGCTATTCCCAAGTTTGTCTCTAAATCTATATGGCTTCTTAATCCGGCCCCATGCCGCGACACAAGAACATCAAGGGCGTGTGTTCCTTTTGGATAAGTTAAAAGCTGTTCTTCATTTTTAACTCTAAGCATAGAACATGAATCAGTTAATTCTACTAGTTTTTTTGCGCCTGCAATACAATTAATACCCTCATTATACTGCATTCTATTAGTTTGACCAAATGCTATAATAGGCAAATGATATTTTTCAGCAAAATCATGAAGTCCCCCCGCTGCGGCGCCGAGAACATCGTGTACACCCAGTTTACCACCCTGGATTTCATCTAATCTGGCTAGTTTAATATAATCAAATACAATTAAGCAAGACGGCTGTTTAATATCTGAGCACAGACCTACTTTTTGTAAAACCCATCTTCGCATTAGTGGTAATGCTTCTTGAACAGTCATTCCATTAATACTTAAATAAGTAATATTTAAAGACTTAAATTTTTCACGAATATTTGTTTGTTTTAATGAGTGAGCGGCAAGTTCACAATAATGTGCAAATTGTTCACTATAACCAGCCTTCACAATATCTTCTTTAGATTTGGTCCAATATCCTGTTTCTAAAATATCAAAATTAATACCAAGATAACCACCAACCGCTCTAACACTTTGAATACCAATATTTAATTCTGAATCACAATAAAGAACTGGTAAACCTTTTTGGGCGGCTTTTAAACATGCATGCATGCCCAGCATGGATTTACCACTCTTAGCCGATGCTGCAATAAATGTGACTGAGCCATTTCTGATGCCACCGATACCGCGTTGGAAAAGTGGGAAGTCTAAGTTTAGTCCTATATCTCCAGGTTTTTCTGATAGCTTATCAATGATATCAAAAGCTTCATTATTTAGTTCAATTAATTTATTATCAGTAACACCAGCTAGTTTATTAAGACTATTAATAAAGTTATTTTCAACTTTACCTATGAGGGTGTTAACATTATCGTCGCCAGGATCTCTTAGATATGTGACGGTCTCAGTGAAACTTTTAATAAGTTTACGCCTGGTTGTTTCCTTCTTAAGTTGATAAAAAGATTCATCTAGATCATCTTGAGAAATTTTCTGTTCTAAACAAGCATCTAATAATTCACCATTATCACTTAATTCATAAAAGTCTTTAATACCTAATTCTGCCGCTTTGGCCAGAATGGCATGTTTGGCAATATTCTCTTTAACTTCATTGGAGAATGCTATGTTTTGTAATATGATAAATAAGGCTGAATGTGCCGGATAAGTAAAGTCATCAGTACTAATATGTTCGGCATAATCAAAGTATGAATGTGGATTTTGGCATAAGCCTGCCAAAAATCTGAATTCGGAGGGAATATTTGTTGGTTGAGACATTAATCTTCTAAAATTTTATTAGTAAGAAATTCTATATTTAAAGGATCCTTATGAGATATTCTGATTAATCTAATATTTTGTTCAGAACATAATTCTGTTTTTCTCATATCACGCTTTTTAGCCAATAAAAATTCATTTTGTGTTTTATGGAAAAAAGTATTAAATGTATCATGTTGTTCGCCATCATACTCAAAACCTAAATCATAATTAGGCAAATAAATATCTAAATATAATTTTTCGCCTAGATAATATTCTGTAATCACCCTTTGGTTGGGATAGATTTGTTTCAGAATATCTATAAGATCTAAACAACCTTTAGAGGCCATGTTTCTGGATATTCCGATTTAATTTGAGTAAGTAGATTTTCAAAAAGTTTGGGATCTGATTCTAGTTGGTCGTGAAAAGTTTTTGGGGGGCGTTTTTTACCTTCGGAGTCTAAAATATATTTACCATCTGCTTGTAATACACCAATAAGTAAACCTAGATCCATAGCTTCTTGGATTACATCAAATCCTTTGCCATAAACAAGATTAACCTGCCCACTGATAAATGGTGGTGCCGCCTTATTTTTTGTTATATAATAACGCAAAGTATGCCCGATAACTTTGCCAGCTTCATCTTTTAATTGATTAGTTTTATTATTATCAAGCAAATGAATTCTTTGGTGGGCATAAAACTCTAGGGCTTTCCCGCCGCTAGTAGTCTCCGGATTACCATAACCCCCTACCTTCATTCTAATTTGATTAAGGAAAATTACTGTCGCCCCAGAGGCGGAACAGGCATCTTTTAGTCTTCGGCATCCATCACTCATTAAACGCGCTAATGAACCTACGGTGGCGTCGCCGACCTGGTTTTCCATAATCGCCTTGGGCATGAGGGCGTCAACAGAATCTACGACTATGACAGAAGAGGGAAAATGTTTGACATAAGCCTCCACCATCTGAAGGGCTTCTGTGCCATCCTCGGCCTGCATGACTTTTAATGATTGTGAAAGACTAGGAAAAGTATCAACTAAACCCTTATTTAAGGAGCGTTCTTGGTCTTGAAAAGCAACTGGTTTACCGACCTTTACGGCTTCACTTAAAATAGACAAAGATAATGTGGTTTTTCCTGCGCCGCCATTGCCAAAAATTTCTACAATCTTACCCTCGCTACAAGGAGACACTAAATCAATATCTAGTCTTAAACTACCAGTATAATTAGGTTTAAGTTTTGGTAATGCTTCTGCTGTACCAAGTTTACAATTCTCAAATTTCTTTTTTATAGATTTATCAAAAATTTCTTCTGATCTATCTTCCATATTTATTTCCTTTTAATTTTAAATAAAAAATCTTTTTCTTTTTTAGATGCTTGTTGTATCGTATCTATAATTCCATGCTGGGGAGACGGATCAACCTGCTTATACAGATTTCTATAATGCTCCATAAGAGTTGGGAGCGGAATAGTATTATTAAGTTTATTATTAGTAAAATACCAATGCACTAATCCAAAATCACCACAACTAAAACTTGTTTTTTTGCTAATTTTCCAATATAATAATATTTGTTCAGGTGTAATATTTAGTCTTTTCAAACTAAACTTTACTGCCATAAGAGTTTTTCCCCACTCTTTTTGTAGAGTAGAATTTTTCCTCCATGCATATTCTGGTAAATTTTTATATTTACTTAATAAAATAATTTCTGTAACTATATTAGATAAGTCGTGAAAAAAGCCCTTAGTAGTTAAGGACTCAAACTGTTGAGTATTCATTATGAAAATCTTAAGAAGGTTTCTCTATTACTAAAGAAATACTGGCCACTACCAGCAGTCAAATATAGTCCCTTATCACCCACCTGAACGAATTGACCATACGGTAATCCGATTAGGTTGCCAGTGATTGAGGCTCCACTATCTAGTAGTCCAGATGAGTCCAAAGATTTCACAGAAATCAGGGCTTGAGAAGTTCCTGCTGCTAAAATCGAAACTACCTGCGATGGTATCGACGTATTACCACCGCCTGGATTTAAAAATACTCCCTGGGGCGCTAAGTCAGCAGTGGGCCGGGCTAAGAACCTAGGGGCCAGGCCAGCCTGAGTAGCCAAAGTACTCTTAATACCCAAAGTTAAAGACCCATTATTAAGAACCGGAACGTCCGCTAATCTTCTTAAGGGATCAGTATTTTCTAAAGCAATATCATAGGTACCAGTGACGGATCCAAAACCACTTACAAAAACAATAGTGGCATTAGCTAGAGAGCGCCCACCAGTAAAGAATCTTTGAATTTGAGTGCCGCCAGGAAGGCTTAAGTCTTCTTCATTATAAATAGCTTCATCATCAATGTTTAAAAATCCATCAACGCAAATCGCGCCTTGTGAAGCGTCAGTATCTAAACTAAAATTACCGCCACGAGATGGTTTCTCATATTGTTGTGAGGTTAATCCACGATAACGTTCGCGCGTACCTGGCGAGGGTGTACTGTCAAATGTAAGTGCGTTATTAACCTCTATGATTGTTACTCTTTCTGCTCGTCTACCACGACTTGTAATAATAAATGGCGGCCGCGGCGGCTGAATAAGTTGTTTTGCATTTCTATTAGGCGTAATTCTATTATTTAAGTTAAAATCAGTAGTGTCAATAGGATTAATAATACCGTTTAAAATATTACGATTTCTTTCACCAATAGGTGCTTCACGACCAAATTCAGAAAAATAACTAGCTACTTTATATGAAGTAACAAAGCCCTGAAGATCCAACGAAATATTAAGATCTGTTACCCCATGACTACGCTCACCATAGAAGCCAGACGTATTAATAGATTGATCGGCAAACATATCGAATGATACTTCTGGTGTGCCAACCTGAGTAATATGGGCAAATCTTGATTCTGATGCATTAATAAAGGCGCCACGTAATACTGAGAACGCCCTGCTATTTAATATCTTTACTGAAGTATCGGTTCCTTGTGGCGGAAAATTCCAAGGAGCATAAAAATCATCTACAATAACTTCCTCGGCATCACATGGAAGAGTTAGATTGCCAGACACCCATATATTAGGAAAATTCATGCCATAGCGAATTGGAGCCGCCACCGGAATAGCTACCCCCGACAATGACTGATAGGGAACAATAGTGCGCGATAAATCATAAATATCATCAACACCAGAGCTACCAACATCCAATGCATTTTGCACTAAAGTAACGAGGTTGCCTAAGATAATGTCTTTATGAAAACCACTACCAGCAGTCGTAGGCAACTGACATAAAATAGTCCCTTCTGGATAGTCCTCAAACACCGAAGCATCAGAGCGTGGATCTATTGCTTGCTGGCCAACAATACTGAGGCGAATAGGTATGTAGTGTTCTCCGTTGCCACTAGGATTAAATGGTAGGGCATCTTCGGTCCATTCTCCAAATCCAGCAGGTGCGTCGTCACCTTGTGGCCCATAAATAGTTTCTTTTGGTAATACGCAATAAGCAGAGACTTTATCATCAATGCCTTTAAAGGGTGCTAATGGACCTAGTTTACGATTAATTTCGTAATCCGTAATAAATAATCCAGAGGCACCAGCTTCTGAAATATCCTGTCCCTCAATTTGATTTTCTAAATTACACCAAGCAGCCTCGAGCAGATTAAATACACCCGAATTATTATTAACTAGTATGCCAGACGCAACATATGATCTACCATAGTGACTAGAAGCGTGTGAGTATACTCGATTATAAAAATTCAATACCCAATTATGCTCTTGATCTCGTCGATTATTAATTAATCTAAAATTACCGGATGGATCTCCTGCTAAAAATGAAGCAATAGGCATTGCTGGATCTAGTCGACTTTGAAAATCTGGATGTTGAGCTGCTATTGAACCTGCGTCAGCCGGTAGTCCAAACCCTGACGCGCCTAATCTATTAAGTGCTACATTATTAGTAGCTGTTGACTGATATTTCTTATAGAATGACCAGGTTTCAATACCATTGAGTGCAAATTGTAATTCTCTATCAATTGGCTTGTATGTTCTTAGTATCCCACTAGCATCATAAAAACTTACTCTTAAATCACGCCAAGCCGGATGAAAAATTACTCCACTAGCTAAAGTGTCTAATCCATCAATAGGACCTACTAATGGTGAATTAATAAATCCTTCTTGGTGGGCACCTAAAAGCCTTACCCTACGTGGTTCTGGCACCAAGTCAGCGCCGAACCCTAAGTCTTTATAAGATTGTAAACCACTACTAGTAGCCAAGTTACCTAAAACAGAAATAAGATTAGATTCTGTTAAATCAAATTCTAACTTTCTATTAACAAGAAATACATGATCATCATTCAAAGACCAGTACCAATCATAGGCACAGTCTTCTAAAACTCGGGTAACCACCTCACTCAAAGGGGTCATATTAAATTTAAATCTTAGGGCTGATGCCGATCCAATATTTGCTTCTAGCTGCTGAATAGTTGGCAAAGTATTAATATCAAATTCTAACTCAGCATCATTTATAGATTGAATAATTGCTGCCAAAATTTGTGGATAAGTACATCCGTTTTCTAAAATATTTCTATATTCATCATATAAAATATCATCAACTTGACCAGCTAAATTAAATAAACCATATTGACGACGATAACCACGGGCAATTGAGATAATGCCTGATCCGGGATTCTGCCCAAGATCCTCGCTATGAATTTTAATTCGATCTAAACAACTACGCTTATCATCAATTTGAATGGTTATAATAGTACCTTGACGAGCACCCGTACGATAATCAGCATGTTTAATAATGCCCGATACTAATAATTCACCAACTTGAAACCCAATAATTGAACCAATAGAAGGAAGATTTCCCGAAGCTCCATGCATAGAGTTTTTATCGCCACGAGGAATAAAGTGTGTGGTCCAGCTATGAGGTGTGCTATTAAAACCAAACGTGGCCTGTAGATCCCCTAAATAGGCTTCTAAGTTAGATCCAGGCTGACCCGGTGAAATTAATCCACTAGGAAATTTAATAACCGGTGGACAATTAGTAAAAGCAAGACCTGAAGCAATTGGCATGTTAGTTTATGATATAAGCGTTATTCAAAATTTCTTTATTTAGATCACGTATTTCTTGAGAAACACCATAATTATCAATCCATTTAATATATGCTTTATGATTTAAAATATGGCCAACGCCCCAACTCTCCACTTCTGGAATGGGTAAACCCAAGGCGGCAATAACCCTACGAGAAAAAAAATAACCATGGGCTTTATAGGCAGTATCTACTGTGATCGTACCATACTGGCCTCTAAGTTGTACTATAGATAGATTGTTATCTCTTAAAAAATTTCTTAATCGATGCCAAGCCGATAATCCCTGGATACGCTGGTCATCGTCAAAAACTGTTAAGCCACAACTTAAACTAGCAATCCATTTAGTCTTAGAGGTTGCTCCGGCATGTACTGCCAAATGATAAGGTTGACCTTCGGCCAACGCGATCCAATCCTGTATTAACATTTTTACCCATCCTAATAAGTGTTATAGAAATTCGATTACACAGAGGAAACCAAAATTGTCCCGTTCACCTGCGGCGGTTGGCGAACAACTTAAGGCAATATGGTAGTCATGAGGTCCCGCTGACGCCGTTTGATCCTCCAAAAATAATCTATTATCCAAAGTTGAACCACCAATAGCGGTCCAACTAGAATCATGACCCGCCTCGAATCCTTTAATCTCAATGGAACTCACTAACCCAGTTTCGTCCGTAATACCCGACGAAGCATTAAGATTTACAGCCCTCACAACGGCATTCTGTGTTTGGAAAGTACCAGTTGGTGTGAATCTAATTAAAATGGTTCCAGAGGCTTCTGGCACGGCCGAAACTAAAACTGATGGATTTGAATTAATTTGTGCCGTTGAAGCATCAATAAATTTACAGTTTGTTAACTGGCCTGATCCTAAAACACCGTACGGTGACGCCCCAAGATTTTGACCATTAGAATTAGTCATAAATGTCTTAGAATTATAGGTATTAGTTAGGATAGCATAGGGAACTGTTTGAGGCCCTCCAGTGTTAAAAAATCCGATAAAGCAATTACCGCTTGTGTTGCCTATATTGAGATTTAAATTTTGCATTATTACACCCGACGCCGGGCTTCCACTTGGACCTATAAATTGAACAGTCATATTAATTATCCTTATTTAACAAATTGTTTTTATCTCGACATTCAACGGCTTCTTGGAGGGTTTTAAAGGAGCCAAAGTGTTTACGTTTTTGGTTAACCTGTTTATAGACAACATAGACTTTGTTTGTTTTACAAAATGAAATATATTTATATCCAGTATTAGATATTGGATATCGTCTATTTTTTGTTTGTTCAGACCGAGTTGTCCATCTACAGTTTGATGGCTCATAATTTCCGTTATTATTTATTCTGTCAATTTCCAGACCTTGCTGCCATCCATTACTAATAGCCCAATCGTAAAAAATTTTAAAATCTTTTCTCCACTCGTCACAAATTTTAATTCCTCGTCCACCATAATACTTATAATCTTTGCGATTTTTATTGGTTATTCTCCTTTTAATACCACACCAAATATTAAATAATGGATGTTTGCTTAAATTATGGGTCATACTACGTTGAATGGTTAAATATATTTTTAAACAACCGCAAGACCTTGTGTGGCCGGATTTTAGATGCCCTCCAGTCACAGTAATAATTTTATTATTACAACTACATTCACAGTGCCAAGTAGTATAATTATATTGATTTGGTGCTCGCGATTTTACTGTGAGAAGTCCAAATTTTTGACCTACCAGATTAACAATCTTACCCATTCTTTCCCCTATGCTGAGCTAAAGGTTATAAAATCACTATCCTCATAATACACTAAAGTTCAAGAATTGCTGCCTTAGCATTTAAAATAGTGTCTTGAGACTCCACTGGTACTATTCTAGTAGCCACAAAACTGTTATTTATTTCCAAAAACCACCAACGCCAACCACTATAGGTAGATTTGAGTTGTACGTATAAATAGTTTTTTCCAGTTTCAAAATCATGAATAATGGGTCCCCATCCACTGTTCCCGTCTATATCGGTCACTAAAAATGGTACCCAAGACGGGAAAGTAATGGCGGTTTCGCCTGCATTAATTATATCTGATGGAACATTAGATACTGTTGTTAAGGTATTAATACGCCAAAATCCAATACCTGGTGTAAACGTCCAGGGACCGGGCCCAGTACTGGCTGGCACATTTTTATATCCCGCCCTTAGTTTTCTAAAATGTCGACCAGAAAAATTAATATAGAGTTCACCACCAACAGTAGATAGTCTACCAGAGTTTTGTCTGGCTGAATTCCACATACCTCCGGCGTCTGAAAATACCCACCGATTTACGCCAATATATCGAATTTCGGTGGGTCCGGGAATTACTACTTGATTTGCCTGATCCCACCTTTCGACCCGATAAGTATAGGGTTCGGCCGATACAGTACTAGAGTCTCCAACTCCATCAATTGCATTAAAATAAGATAATCCAGGGACATAAATATTATGAAATACTCTTAAAATACAGGATCCTCCAAAAGACAATAATGTGCCTGCCGAAATATCTTCAAAGAAAATATTTTGTGGTACTCCAGGGTTGGCATCATCAGTAACTTCTAAAAATGAAATATTATGTAATGTATTGTCTAAATTACCCCAAGTTATTTTACCCCGAACAGCATAAATAGTATCAAACGCGTCGGTGTATACTACTACAGCAGAAGAACCATAATAAGTAATATTTGAAGCTGCCGTTCCATCAAATGATTGAAATTTAATACCCCCAAAAGTACTTCCTCGAAAATTCGCCGTACCATCTATTAAATGACCATAAACTCTTCTACCGGTTTCTAAGCTGCGTCCTGCCGCAAAATTACTGGCATTAAATAATGGATAAATTAATCGATCAGCAACATATATCCCGCTAGTAAGTGGTTGTAATAACTGTCCTTGAGAGTTCCATATGGGATCGTTGGTAAAACCACTCGTAGAAGCAAATCCGGCAGGAAAATGACTCACTGTCCCGCTTGTGCTAGGATTAGTATCCACACCCAAAATATAGACACCTTCAGGCAACGAAGAAAAAGATTGATAGATTGCTTGGCGGCCACTTGGCGCCAATTTGGCTATGCCTGGATACTGCGCCCCAATAATACCACTAAAAAATGGAGCAGTAGCACTTGAAGCTGCGCCCGAAGCTGATAATAAAACCAAAAATGTATTGTCTGTTAAGGCATCTCCTTGAACTAAAAATGCACCACCACTAGCAAACACATTAATTCCTAATAAGTCGTATTGAGATTTAGAATCAATATTAGCAGATGGTTGGTCTCCATCAGTTTTAATCACAGCCGGGAAAATAGGCCCAATAGGAATAGTGTCACTAATAATTGCTTTAGTTTCAAATTTAGAGGGGCGAGGTAAAGGTGTCCACTGACATTCTGCAGTATCTACATCACATAAACCACTAGTCCCGAGTTGAACACCTGACGGCAAATGATTAATAGTTAGCGGTAAGTCGGGCCGAGCATAAGTATTACCGCCAGAAGCCCTTATATATCCAGGATAAACTGAGTGCTGACGAATAAGATGGTCTCTTTTGAATTGATGAGCTGCATGTTCGCTATCGCTTGCCATCAAAAACCAAGTAGATTCAATTGCGACTCTCATGTCTGATATATATGTTGAAAAATTAGCACACCCACTATTATCTATATAAGCATGTCCCGAAGGATCTGGCTCAATCGTAATAAATTTATTGGTATCTCGATTAATGTATAGTTTTACGAATGAGGCTGGCCACGATATTGTGTCAAATAAACGTCTATCATTAAGAATCGCGAAGGCACTTTCCGAAAATATGACCCCACTGAAACCGACTAATTCCCCAACACCCAACCGAAAAGGATTTTGGGCAATATATTGATATGGGCGAACACCTGATGAGACAACCATGATTAGAAGTTAAACGTATTATGAGTAGAGGTAGTCATGATCCCCGAAACACCACTACAGCTCCATACGGGATGATAGTCTCCAGGAATCGGGAACGAATGTGGTAATCCCACGCTAGTATAGATGCCATTCTCTGGTCTTTCCGTACTATTATTTAAAGTACTTTGGCCATCACTAAAATCAAAACTATCCATAAGAATTGCTGCGCCAGATGCCAGGGTAGTAAACGTAGTTTCAAGAATAGTCACACCCTGTTCTTCTGAAGTAATAATTTGTAGAGATGGTAATGATGGAATAAATATACCAGATGGTACACCAGAAGGTAAAACTAGCAATTGATATATACAACTAGTCCTATAACCAAAACTATCTATAAAATTTATACATGGAGTATAGAGTCCAGGCGTAATATATGTATGTGATGCTTCATATAAACCAGAGATATTGTTACCAGCCACAAGATTAGCTAAAGAATTCTCTGTAAAGTCCGACCATGTAATATAAGAGGCTTCAATTATCTTGCCCTGGTAAGCCTCACCACTAACTTGGAGTGTTAATGTATATGGGACAGCTTGAATTAATCCACTAGTAGGGGATACTACAACGCATGCGGGCGGGAATGTAATTTGCAATATAGAAATTCTAGCATCGAAATCTTTTGTATTACTATGTTCAACAACTAATTTGGCATCAAAATCTTTAGCTGATAAAATTTCAAATGTAAATGTAATATCAAATTCAGCACTGGCTTCTCTGGCGCCAATTAAATAAGATCCAATTAAGCCACTACCAAAATCGTAACCCTGAAGATATGCGCCAATTAAACCGCTAGCTTGCCCCATGCCGTGTAACCAGGCACCCTGTAAACCACTAAATTGGGCCAATCCATGTAACCAACCACCGATATGTGTGACTTCTCCATTAATGCCACTTAACCATCCACCCTGAATAGCATAATCGGTATTAAAACCATGAAGCCATGCACCAATAAGGCCCGAAACTGCTGTGCCGGCCACGCCCTCTAGCCAACCACCAACATATCCCGCGTCTTGATTAGCTCCAGTACTAAAATTATAACTATCGCGTGCAATACCAGAGATTTCAGGTAATGTTAATGCGCGATTAAATACTAGCCAGTCATCAAGCAATCCCGATAAAGCTCCTCCGCCAAAATCTGGATCTACTACACCATCACCTAGGCTTCTTCCACCTAAAGCAAATCCAGAACTATTAGCGGCAATAAATGGTACTCCGTCGAATGTTGTTCCGGCATATCGTGCATTAATAATTACTCTGTTCTGACGATTTTCAACATCATAAACAATTGCGATGTGATTAAACGAATCAATGTCTAATGGACTATTATTACCACTAGCAGCATGACCTGAGCCAGCAAAAGTGATGAGCGATGTTGTATCATTTATTGTACATTCATATCCACTAGGTCCTGTAATACCTTTGGAGAATATATATTTGGGGGTTAGGTCTGGTAAGTCCTCAAGTTTAAGCCAACCTAAAACCGTAAAGCTGCCAGAACCAATATTTAATCTAGAATTATTACCAGGCTGGGTTTGGAACCAACTCTGTGTACTTACCCTAATGCCACTGGCATGAATACCACTAGCCAAAATATATGTATCGGTGCCTAATTTAGCAAGATAATATTGATCTTGTCCAGCATCAGATATAAGTTCAGAATTAAAATCAAATTTCCAATGACTAATATTAGAAGGGTCTGTGCTACTAACAGTGGCAGCAGAAATAGTAGATTTAGTCATACCGGCTTCGCGAATATTATCTAGACCAGATTCAGTAATAAAGTCTGCCATAACAAAAGGGGCTTGACATACGGTTCCACTTGGGCATCCAATATTTGTTCCAATAGATAGAGTATAATTAGGTATATTAAATAAAGAGAAGCCACTAGTAGTAACTGGTATAAAATCACGACCTAATACACTGTTTGAATAAATTTCAGATACAGTTATGTCTAACATACCTGAATATAGGTGGATCGATGTATTATTACCGCTTGGCCGCATACTTACAGCTAAAAATACATCTTCTCCAAACGAGAAATCTGTATCAGAAATAATAGAGCTGGTTGCCCCATTTAAATAAACTCTGGCTGCTACTTTACCGTCTATAATTGCCAATTGCCACGGAGAGTCATCTCCATCGCTACTATTACCATAAGCGCCCATTAAATGGATGTCCTGCTCATTAATATTAATTCCGGGAGGTATGTTAATCCAAAGTCCCGCCGTAAAACCACTCGCCCACACTTCCCGTTGAGAAAAATCTAAATTAGCACCATGATTAGCTTGGTTAAGATGTAATAACGAACCGCTACTAAGTAATTTAAGTGCAGCGGTTTCTGTATCTTGAATAGCTGTAGTTGTAGCAAACTCACCTTGAATGCCAATTAAATGATGTAAATAAAACGATGAATCTTCAAATCTAAACCCATTTAAACCATAACTACCACTTGAACTTAAGGGCCAATAACCTAATATGCGCGGATCTGAAGTATTAAACTCGGATTCGACTTCGCCAGTAGCTATACCAAATAAGGCATAACCTGACATTTCTGGGAACGTAAGAACTCTATTGTAGATAGCCCAATCGTCAAAGTCAAGATTAGCAGAAGCAACATGTGGGAGTAGTGTCCATTTTGCGTCAGCATCAGGAGATGATACGTCAAATCGAGAGCGACTAAATCCTGATGGTGGTCCATGCTGGAACCCCAAAATTTTATTAGCATTAATAACACTATAACATAAACGATTAGTGTTATCCCATACGGCAGCCAATAAAGTCCAAGCACCGAGCGGAGGGCGTAAATTACTCCCCTGAGTCATGTTCTCAGTAGTAACATTTTCCACTTGTCCACTAGCGTCGAACTGAATTAAACCACCTCCCACGGATGGTTCGGTGTTTCTTCGGCCATGACCCATGCGTTGTTTTGGATCAGTCGCTCCAATCACATCATTTCTGTTCCACCCAAAAGAAAAATTATGGAAAGCTGTATTGTGTTTAACCCAACCAATCCAAGTGAAACTACCAAAAGGATCCGAGGGAAATAATTCTGGAAATCCACTATTTCTATACAGAGTTACACCCTGTCCTGGTGGATTATCGTTATTATTTATTTTAATGCCACTACCGCCACGAACACCCGGCACAGGCGTCACATCAGCGGCATTAATATGCATGTCATATCTGCCCGATGTTGATGGCGCGGAGTTTTCTCCTAATACAATAGCATTATTATTATTATCAAATGTCCAATAGGTTTTTAAATCATTTGTACCAGGGCGTACCGGCGTACCTTCGTTACCCACTGGCATGCTATCTGAGACTACCGTAATCCCACTATTTTTAATATGTTCTAACTGCGGTACAGTCAACGCATACTGCCACATGCTAATATCATCTAAAATTGAACCGTCAGGAATAAATGCGGCTGTAGCTGCCTGGGTAGAGCGAAGGCCAAGCGTTAATGGTTCGGTAGTATTCTCCACCTGTTCCATCATAACATTAGCACGATTAGAAATCACTTGTGTTGCTGCTTCTGTTACGCCGCTACTTCTACAATCTCCTATGTAGATCTTAAAAATGCCACTACCTGCCGCAGTACCTAGTGTTGACGTATTTTCATAAACTACCGCCCAAAAGATACCACTACCAGTTGCGGGTAAAGGATACCTATTAGCCCGTAAAATAAATGTAGTAGTATCATCCATTTGAGCTGCAAACTTTAAATGGCCAATTGGGGCCGTGCCCATATCTAATACTAGAGCAAAACTTTCGCCATTTGCCATGGCACTTGGATTAGAAGACATATTAATTATGTGTGCATTTACACTTCCTGTCGTGGCAACAATTGAAGTCCAGCCCGTAATAGACCATCCAGAGGGACGATTAAATCGCGTAGCGGTCAATGCTCCGGCACTTAAGACCATATCTTGTATATTTAAAAATATACGTTTACTAACCGTGCCAGTCAAATTATATCTTAATCCACTGCCACCACCCGGAGAATATGGAACTAAGCCAGAAACGATAGTAATATCGGTACCTCCTATCATGCCACCATCTGTAAGATGATATTTATTAGCAGAATCATCAGTCATCATTCCAGAACCAGATGAGCCCCAGGGATGAACTGTAGGTGAGGGAGGAGGAGAATCCCCTAATCTATAATAGAGACGTAAAAGTGGATTATCGGTTCTCAAAAAATCTGTATGAGAACTAAATAAATTATACGTCATTTAAGTGGCCCCAGGTTCTATTGGTTTTAATTTTGGAAATCGCCGACTTAGACATATTGAATAAATTAGCAATAACGGCTACTAACACCCCTTTATTCAAGAGATTCTTAATTTGTATAACCTGCCGTTCGTTTAAGATCGCAGAAGGATTTTCGTCTCCAACAAATCGTCCCTTATTAGCCTTCGATATTTGGTTTTTCATATCTTGTGTTAATGGGCCACGATATAATTGTGCAACCAGTCTTTGTTTTCTCTCGTGTGTTAAAAGTTTTTTATGAGATTCACTAATTTTCTTTTTAAATTCTTTAGATCTTTTAATTCCTTGATTCTTATGTTTTTGATTATAATCTACTAGTTGCTTTAATTTTTGTTCTATTAAATCATCTAATTTGATCAATTTATATGCTCTTCTATTAATTATGCCGCTAATCGTTCCTGTTGATAAATGATATTTTTGAGATAAAACTATAACATTATTTCCATTTAAATAATCTTGTATAATATTAATAACCTCTAGATCAGATAACTTATGTTTAGATGTTGCGATTTTTTCTTTAATTAATTGTGATCTTTCGAGACCGTATCTTTCTTCAAAAGAACCAAGATTACCCTGTCTAATTTTTTCTATTGTTTCTTGTGTGTGCTTTTTGCCTAATGGTGATCCTGCTCGTTTAAGTATATTATATCTTGGATTTAATTTATCAAAGTAATATTGTTCTCTATTTTCAATATGAGTTTTAATTAAATCTATGGGATAATCTAATGGAAACTTAAATTCTTCGATAACCTCAAAAATAAAATTATCTTCCCCATATTTATTCCAGGCATTTTGAAGATGAAGGCAATGATGATTTCCGTGACGAAGAGCGGACCGATGGCCCTTATGTCTTGACTTAAATCCAGCCTTAAACGTACAACCTATATAAAGATTATCATTAAGAATATTTCGTATCTGATACACCCCAAAACCACTATTTTTAATTAAAATCATGCCAGTCCTAACTAAATTGAATTAACCTACCTGATAAATCACTAATAAGATTTAAAACACCAAGTGAATTTAATCTTATTTCTTGAGAAGACACAAAAATATCATCGCCACCATTACTAGTTACTCCATTCAAAGCATATCCAGACATCTCGGCAAAAGTTAATACTCTATTATAGATAGCCCAATCATCAAAATCTGGTTTGGTGCCAGCACCACGAGGTAAAAGTGTAAAATTAGTATCTGTATCTGGAGAATCTACGTCAAATCTTGCACGACTAATCCCTGATGGTGGACCATGTTGAAAACCAATAATTTGCTGAGCATCCTTAACTACATAATACATTCGATTAGTATTATCCCAAACAAACGCATAAAAAGACCAAACACCAAGGGGGGGCCTAAGATTATTAGCCTCCGTCATATTTTCTGTGGTAACATCCTGAACTTGGCCACTGGCATCAAATCTGATTAAGCCACCCCCAATTGCAGCATTAGCATCATTTCGACCAGCGCCCATGCGCGCACTAGGCGCTGTACCATTCACGAGAGTAGTTCTTGTCCATCCAACCGTCCAACTATTAAAAGCACCATTTTGTTTAACCCAGCCCAACCACGTCCAATTACCATTTACGTCATGAGGGAACAAGTCTATCATACCACTATTACGATAAAGAGTCAGGGCGCCGCTTGGCATGGCAGAAGTAACATTAATTTTTACACCACTACCACCATGAACACCAGGAACAGGAGTAACTCCTGCCGCCGTAACACCAAAATTTAGTCTACCTAACGTAGCCGGAGCACTATTGATACCAATATTATCTGCATTATCATTATTATTAAATGTCCAGTTGGCAACCAAATCTGTTTCGTCTACATTTTGTGGAACTAACGAACCATCTACTGGAGCACTATCGCTAACGATAGCTATGCCACTATTTTTTAGATATTCTAATTGTGGAACTTTAAGTGCTGTGTGCCATATAGAAACATCGTCTATAATAGAACCTGAAGGAATAAATGCGGCAGTTGAAGCATTGTTGGTGGCCCTAAAACCAAACGTTAGTGGCTTATCGACATCTTCAAATTGTTCCATATTAGTATTAGCGCGAGTAGTAATAACTTGAGTGGCTACTTCAGTGACGCCACTACTACGACAATCTCCTAAATACATTTTAAAAATACCACTACCGGCAGCGGTTGCTAACGTCGAATTATTTTCATAGACTACCGCCCAAAAGATACCACTGCCATTTGAAGGTAATGGATACTGGCTAGCTCTTAATATAAAAGTTGAAGTATCATCCATTTGGACGGCAAGCTTAAGATGACCAATGGGGGCTGTGCCCATATCTAAAACTACAGCAAATGCTTCTCCATTAGCAGGAGCACTAGGGTTAGATGACATGTTAACTACATGTGCATTAACACTGCCAGTCGAAGCAATAATAGAAGTCCAACCAGTTATAGTCCAGCCCGATGGTCTGTTAAATCTAGAAGCGTATAGACACCCGGTATCATATGTCATAGACTGTGGATCTAAAAATAATCGACTAGTTGTAGATGCGATAAAATTAAATTTAAGACCACTACCACGATTCGATGCATATGGCACTAGGCCACTAACAATTTCTATATCGGTTCCAGCTACTATTCCACCATGGGTTAAATGATGCTTATAAGACGAATCGTCAGTCATCATACCAGAGCCGGCCGCTCCCCATGGGAGTACGGTTGGGGCGGGTGGTGGAGAATCTCCTAGCCTCCACCAGCCTTTTAATAGTACGTTATCACTACGAAAAAAATCTGCATTAGATCCATACAAATTATACATATTGTTCTCTTAGTCTAGCTAATCCATCTAAAAGATCTTGATTATTAACATGCCCCGTATAAGGATCAACACGAATGGTGCCTACTAATCTATCATGATCCAAGTATTCAATATTAACTGAATGAATATTAAAATATAATGGGCGTTTAGAAGTTATAAGATATTCTGGAGTATAGAGTTTATATGCATCTAATTGAAAATGTTCGAAGATCCATACTATATCATATAATTTGATTGCTTCGAAATATCTTCCATGTAGATATCTATCTTCGGCAATGATTACTTTAGCACAACGATTTAGATGATTAGTTTCTGTCACTTGTCCAAGATAATATTCTACTAAATTAGAGGCTGTTCCACTAATACGTAAGTTTAAATTATAATAAACACAAGTAGGGATTGGCATTTGCCGCTGAACTCCGAAGGCATCTTCATAAGAAAAAATATACTTATGTTCGTTTTCTAATACCAACTTATGATTAAAGATCATACCTATCCTAGATAAAAATAAAGGTGGCCCGGGGACCACCTTATTATTCACTAAACCTTCAGTTATACTAGGTAGTTACCTAGGAAATCGTAAATGGATTAGTTTTTGTAACTGTACGACCTAAGCCAGTTATACGAGCAACAAACTGAACCGCACCCACAAATTCACCACTAGTGGTATTGCGATCACTATACTGAAGTAAAGTTACGCTATTTGAGAATAGCATGCGGTTTACGCGGTTGGTTGACGAAGCTGCATTTATTGTCGCCATATTAAATCTCCTTTTATAAAAGCATGAAAACTATAGTTATAAACCTTAATACACTAAATTTAATTAGAAATAATCAAAAGTCAACCTAAGTCTTAAGAGGGTACCTGATGGATCACATATCCCTCTTCTCCCCGTAGGGTGCGAAGCATCCAAAAATAGCCTTAAGTATATATATTGAGAAATTTGAGATGCAGTAAAACTATTAATTGAGTCTGCCCCATCTATTCTAAATACATTGGGGGATTCTAGCAAAGTCGAAGGCAGTTGAGACCCTTGCCCACTAGCAAAAACTGGATTTTGCACCCAAATACCAGATACGGCATATTGGAGATAAGAACCAGTAGTGAGGGCAGTTCCTGAACCAGTGGGTAAATAAAATCGAAAGTTATAAGCTGTTAGTCCACTAGGAAATAAATCTGGAAATCCAAAATTAATAGCTACTGTGTCCGACCCTAAAACAAAATTTGAGGCATCTAAGGTTAATTTACCAAAATCTAAGGAGTCAGTACAACCTAGCCCTAGGGTTTTTACATAAGCAAAAGATCCATTTTCGATATGTCTCGTTGAGCCAGGATCTACTTCGTCTGTCCGAAACTGCATAAATCTTACAGTGGGAATAAAATTAGTCATTTTTAACCCATCCCCAACATTTACCAGCTTTAATCTCCCATATATATTTAATCGAGATATTGTATTTTTCAGCAATGGATCGATGTGAGTTGCCGTTGGTCAACAATAACTTAATTTGTTTTACTTTTTCAGGATTTAATTTATTATTTTTTTTATTTAAAGCAATTTTAGTACAAGTTTCACGACTTCTTTTTTTACCATAAGATGGATGATCTTTGCCAATCACGCCATACATCGGGTTTTGAGCGCCCAACATTTTACCTTTAACTGCCTTACCAATATTAGTGCGATGCTCATCTGATAATTTTTTACCTTTTTTTGATAGGGATATTTTTCTTTTAGTCTTTTCGCTATGTTGTCTCCCGGTCCAGTCTACTTTTGGGGGTCTATTAGCTATCCGATTATCGTTGTATCCAAAATTATGAAATCGTCTATCGTTAGAATCTGCATATAGCTTAAGATTCATCCAATACTGCTCGCGACTAAATAAATTATCCATAGAACATTGCTCAATAATTTCAAATATAAAATTATCTTCTCCATATTTATTCCAAGCTCTAGATAATTTTTGACAATGATGTTTCTTAAACTTAAGATCTCGTTTATGATCCATCCATCGTTTCAAAATATTATTAGAACTCCCAATATATATTTTTCCATTTACTAAATTTCTAATTTGATATATGCCACAAAAACTTATTTTATTCATAAAATTATGAGAATGTGAAAAGAACTCTGTAAGTAAATCCACTCCCTGACTGACCACGCATAGTCCCAAATGGTACGTCAGTATCCACTAAGACAGCTAAATAAATATATTCGCTAACATCAGCATCGCCTATCCCGCTAATCGCGTGTGATCCATTTGTAGCAAATAAATTTTGGGAAGCCGGAATAGCTGTAGAAATATCATCATCTGCCGCCAATAACGCAAAATTTGCTCCCTGCCAATGTTGCTGAATATCATGTAAAAATCTATAGGTTCCCGGGCCCCATGCGGTTGCTGATTTTAAATAAAATTTAAGATCATATACACCTGAAGCTGACCCCATATCAGAAACTCTAAAAATACACATTTTAGTATCACAAATTCGAGCTATATTACTAATAGCCAAACTACCAAAGTCTAAAAATTCTGTTGGTCCAGTACCTAAAAGTTTACCAGAGGCAGGAATATGACGGAAACCCGATGGGTTAACAGTAGTCGTAAACTGTAGAATTTGAACGCTAGGATTAGCCATATTATGAAATCCGAGTTAAAGTAATGGGGCCATCATGATCTGGCACACTAGATAATGATTCGGTGAATAACCAAGTATATGTGGCTTGAGCAGATCTATTTCTATCATCATAAGAAAAATTTCTACCAGTTAGTTTAAGATCAATATAATCAGCGACATTAGGATGTAGTCTATTAATTTCAGTTTCAGCATTAGCAATTGCTAAATTAGTATCCAATAATCTATCTCCGGTATCTATTGCTCGCACATTTACAGATACACTATATGTACCATCCTGGGTCGTACAAATTTCCTGAAGTAGGGACCCCAAAATTCTGTACGGAATACTATGAGAGGCCACAAATGCTACTGGGTCGGTTCTCTGTACACTACTTGTTAATTCCGCTATACCACTTGGAAGTACTTGGTCATCACTATATGTGAACGAATAAGAAACGGTTCCTAAGCATTGACTTTGTGATATATTAATCGATTGAGGACGATCAGTATCTAAATCTTTAATACCAGAATATCTAGTATAAACAACTGTGGCGTCAAATGGAACATTTGGTCTAACTTGATTATGGAATCCACTGAGAGCATTAGCAAATCCAGTGCCGCCATTAATATTATCATTGGTTCGCCCCATACCCTTAATGGTGCCGGCAATAGTAACCGTGACAGTACCCTCGGCATCAGCCGTCCATGTTGAGGTTCTTTCATCAATAAACGGATAAAGACCAGAAATTAATTTAAATTGCTCAGTAACATTATATGAAGCAGATTCAACATCTATTGATTCCTCTCGACTGGTTGTTACTTCATAAAAACGAACGTTCGTACCGCTGGCGGGTTGTGTATAACTTGGGAGGCCGCTCGGTAGATGCTCTAGTCCAAGCACCCCCCTAACCGCGCTACGGGCATTAGTGATAGCATTACTAGGCAATCCCGAAATAGCGGTATTGAGACCTTGAGCACTTACTGAGTGAGTAATATCTATCGTACATTCATTTTCATTTTCCGCAAATTGCCAACTGTTACTAAAGTTAGATACGTTACCAACACCAGAAGTAGGTGCCGTGTCCTCTAAAACAATTGTGTATTGTAACGAATTATAAAATAAATCTGAAGGAACTTCTATGCTATTAACTCTAGGATAAATACCACTTAAAATAAATGTTCCGGGCTCAATACAAGTATTGGCCGGAGATGCCTTAATTGTAAACTCTAATCCATCCGTAGAAAATGCGTCCATTAATTCTTGACGCTTTGTGATAACTCTATGTAAAGAACCACTAGTTAGAATCGTGCCGGTTAAGGTATGAGTTGTTACTATATTTAATCTGTCAAGATTTTCATCTCTAGTAACGGATTGATTTATTGCAATAAAGGGGGACGGCACTAGTAAAGATGACCCGTATCTCACTTCCCAAAAACTAGGTGTTAAACCCATGATATCGCTTTGTGGATTAGACATTAGAGATTATTCCTCAACTTATGATTTACGGCCTCTTGTAAGGTCTTGAAAGAGCTATAATGTTTTGTCTTTCCGTTTTCATTTTTACTTATATGGTACATAGAATCTTTTTTATAATAAGATATATATTTTTCACCGGTATTACTATAGGCGCGTCGATTTGTATTTTGTTGAGAGATAGTAGTAAATCTCAAATTTCTAGGTTCGTATCCTTTATTATTATCTATTCTATCTAAAGTTAATTTTGGATCGTCCCACCCCGGAAGAGTTTCACAATACTTAATAAATTTTTCTGGATTATACCTCCATTCATGACAAATCTTAATATTTCTTGCGCCATAATATTGATAATTATCATCATTAAAATTGGTTGTTCTTTTGATGATATTAGCCCACGCTTTATATAAGCGGGTATACCATAATCCATGTTTTGTATGAATCTCTCGACTTAAACAACCGCATGAACGCGTATCTCCATTGATTAAATAATAACTTTTGACAATAATAACATTTTTTTGGCACGAACTACCCGAGCATTCACAATACCAAGCAACACGGCGAGCTTGATTGGGTGCTTGTGCAATTACCGTTAATCTTCCAAATGGTTTTCCTGTTAAATCTATAAATTTACCCATAAATCACCTAAGTACTAAATCCAGCGCCGGGCCCTTCGATTATAAGACCTCTCTCACGTAATACACTACGATTAGTTAATACTTCTTGAATTAATGCCGTAAACTGTTCTTGGGTCACAAAGTTGCCTAACTCGGATTTAATTCTAGCAACTATTTCGTCAACAGCACGACCCAAACCAACTACTTGTACCGTTTCCTGAGCGTTGATGTTAAGATCGATAGTTTGTGGTTGAGTTGTTAAGGTTGCGGCTGCCGGACTAGTGGTTGTAACATTTGTATCAATACTTTCCAATCGTTCATTAGAAGTTTCAAGCTTGTCATTGAGATCAGTTCGTAATTGTTCAATGGCAGCAATAATCTCTCTATCTACTGTATCCGTAGGCAAATTTGATCGTGATTCTTGTGCGCGAGTATTAGCAATTAACATATCTTGTGTACCTAAACGATCAGCAGAAGCGGCGCCTCGCAAGGTAGCTAAGTTATCAGAAATATCTCCACGAGACTCTAATAACTCGCGTTGCCGACTAATTGTTGGTTCGTTAAAAGCAAGACCTGGACCACCGCCCATATCTCCCGTAAGACGCACACCACCCAACATGGTTTTAAGCGTTAAATCAATATTATCTAGTTTTGTACCCAATACTGTGTTTTGTCCAATAAATTGATTGACTAATTCAGAAGAGAGGTCAGCAATCTTAGAGCGAAGCATTGCACCCTCTTCTTTAAGTCTTTCAAGTTGGATTTGTGCAAATTCTTTTTGTGCCTTAGCTTCTTGTAGTTGTTCTTGTGCAGCTTTAACGCCTAGACGAGCTTGAATAATACCATCGACCTGCATGGCGGCTTGTCGTTCAATTAAACCAGCAATACGTTCTTGTACCGCAAATAATGGATCAACATCTAAGGCTTCTGAGGTACCAAGGGCGGCAGTCTGAATAGCGGTTTTTAACTGATCTGCTGTAAAACCACCAATACTGACCCCAAGTTTATCTAATACATCTGTAGCCTCTAATAGGCCCTGACGCACATTTTGTGGCAGACTTAAAAGCGTTGCTCCGATATCATTAATGGCGCCTTCGCCCAATTTCTTAAAGTTATCAAAACTGCCCCCCAACAGTCCAGCTACGCCTTGTAGGGCTTGAATACTCCGGAATAGTTCTGCCTGGCTTTCTGTGGTACTAGTGAAGTAAGAATCTGCTAAAGCTGTTTGTTCGCTTAATAATTGTTCAAACAATCGAATTTGATTAGCGATAGATTCTCGTCGAATATCTGCAATAATCTTTTCGCCGGCACCAACCTCTTCCGCAATCATAGCAACATCATTAAA